ACTTTTTCTAAAGGTGCTGGTGAAACACCAGAAGAACTTCAAAAACTTCAATATATGCAAAAAGTTGGTGGCGGACAAGGATCCCGTGGTATAGCACCTCCAACCCGATAGGAAATATCATGTCACCTGAAGACCGTGCTGAATTCATAGCGGAAATATTATTTCAGTTCAAAGCCGTTAATTCTTTGACAGACGATGAACAACGTTGGGTTAGGATGGCTATTGAGAAAGAAGCTCAATCCATAGCCCTTCGTAAAGCAATCATTGAGAAAACGTTGACATCATTAATTTGGATGTTGGTTGTAGGTATTGGTTACGTTTTTCTTGATTTTGCTAAACAGCACGGCTTTAAGTAGACTATGAATGCGCCGTTTATTTTTACTCTTAATGTTAGTAACGGTATCGGCAGCACAGGACAAATTAATACTGTCCACGGAACCGCCTACACCGCTGCCGAAGAAGCCACCAAAGCAATCAAACTGCGCTACACAAGAACTGTACGCTATAGCTTGGTCAAAGCATGACCCAGCAGAGCGCCATAAAGCCATGTTGGAATGGCTTGATAAGTCAAAGTGTAGCGTGGATGACTACACAATTATTTGGAACGCCCTACCAGAGTGGGCAGGGACATCGGATAGCCCAGCTTTAAGGGCCAAGATTATGGAGAAAGCAAAATGAATGAATCCTGGTTAACAAAAAACATTCAGCCGGTCACAGTAGTGTTCTTGTTGTTCTCTTACTTTTTCTTTGCTTTACTGTCCGTCTTTGAGATGGAGACTCGGGGAGCATACGTTGACCTTCTTGGGCAAGCAATGATTATTGTGATTACCGCTATCTTTGCTGGTAAGACTGCCGAGCGTATCGTAGACATCCGTACTAACAAAGGGGCCACAGATGGCGCTTGATCCTATATCCGCACTGCTTGAAGTCGGAAGCAAAGTCCTAGACCGAGTTTTGCCTGACCCTGCCCAGCAAGCTGCTGCCAAACTGGAGTTGCTTAAGCTGCAACAGAACGGTGAGTTAGCTCAAATCAGTGGGCAGATGGAGATTAATAAAGTTGAAGCGGCAAGTGGCAGTATCTTTGTATCAGGTTGGCGACCAAGTATCGGATGGGTGTGCAGTGCAGGCTTTGCTGTGCAATTTGTTGTTGGCCCTCTTGCCGAGTGGGGTTCATCCTTAGCAGGACATCCCGTAAAGTTTCCGCAGATGGACACTGGAACGATGATGCCATTGCTCCTCGGTATGCTTGGCCTTGGTGGTCTTAGAACAGCAGAAAAACTGGCAGACAAGGCATCCAAATGACACCCAATTTCACCCTAAAAGAATTGACGGTTACCGATCACCGTCAGTTTGACAACACGCCTAACGCTGCTGAAACAGTAAACTTACAACGCCTTGCAGAACTACTTGAGCAAGTCAAGGTTGCTATTGGTGGCAAGCCTGTAATGATTAACTCTGCCTTTAGATGCAAGCAAGTAAATGATGCTGTAGGTTCGCGTGATTCGTCTCAACACCGGCTGGGTTGCGCTGCTGACATTCGAGTTCCAAGCATGACTCCAGACCAAGTAGTCAAGGCAATCATTGCTGCCAAACTGCCTTTTGACCAGCTAATAAGAGAGTTTGATAGCTGGACTCACATTAGCGTAACTAACGATCCAAAAGGTAAACCTCGCAATCAAGTTTTAATTATTGATAAACAGGGTACAAGAATTTATTCATAAAAACTTATTTATGCAACGTAAATAGGTTATAAACCGGAATCAACTCTGAAAGGTCTATATGCCACAGGAAGCTTGTTCCGAAGATGTTTTTATAGAGCTATGGAATAAACATCGTTCTGCAAAAAAAGTTTCGGAAATTATTGGAATAACTGAACGTAGAGCAAATACTAGGCGTAGAACTTTAGAGAAAAAAAGAAATATTGTTCTTCAAGCAGAAGACATAAGAGGTTTAAAGTATCAAAAGGACTATGTAACAGTTCCATACAATGTCCGTACAAATCTTGGATTACTTAACGGACAAGTAATCGTTTTTAGTGATGCACACTTCTGGCCTGGAATCCGGTCAACAGCCTTCAAAGGTCTTTTGTGGGCTATTCAAGAATTCAAACCCCGAGCAGTAATCAATAACGGTGATGCATTTGACGGAGCTTCTATATCCCGATTCCCTCGTATCGGATGGGACAGTAAGCCTAGCTTAATTGGCGAACTAAAAGCGTGTGAAGCTAGTCTTGAGGAGATAGAAACAGCAGCCAAAGAAGGCAATAGTCAATGCAAGCTGATCTGGACGCTTGGAAACCATGATGCGCGCTTTGAGAATACTTTGGCGAATCGTGTACCGGAATTTGCAAATATAAAAGGCTTTACGCTTAAAGATCATTTTCAAGCGTGGACTCCAGCTTGGTCTTGCTGGGCGACTGATGATGTAGTAATTAAACATCGTTGGAAAGGTGGAATACACGCAGTTTATAACAACAGCGTTATGTCCGGCAAGTCCTACGTCACAGGACACCTCCACAGCCTCAAGGTAGCCCCTTTTAGCGACCTTAACGGCACAAGGTATGGAGTAGACACAGGAACCCTTGCAGACCCTGTAGGCCCTCAATTCATTGACTACCTGGAAGACAACCCTACCAACTGGAGAAGCGGATTTGCCATTCTCACAATTTGGAAGGGACACCTGTTGCAACCGGAACTTGTACAGGTTTTTGACAAAGATCACATTGAATTCCGTGGAAACGTAATAAACGTTTCTAAGTATTAGTCTGTAATTTACATGAGCTAAGATGTGTTTGTAGCGCGGTGCTACATCAATTTTTAGGAGCAGATCATGGAATTTGAGATGACTATTAACTTTGGTTTTGGTGAAAGCATTAAAATCTCTACGGATTCTTTTTGGAAGCTGGCAATGTTGAGCGAGTTTGTTCGATTTGTGGATGAACTAGAGCAAGAAGACGACGAACAGGAAGAAGAAGAGTACGAGTTTGACGACGAAGGCGTTGCGTACTGGTTTGACGAAGAGAATGAGGTTTGGTACTTCTACGACGAAGAGTCTGACGACTGGTATGAGTGCGAAGAAGAAGAGTGCGTTGAGTAATTTAACTCAATGGATTGAGTAGGCTTGTACCCAATTTGAGTACGATCCTACCCAAATTAAAAGGGGGGCTTATGTTCCCTTTTTCAATCAAAGTGTTTCTTAATGATATACAGGATGTCTGTTATTTCCTCTGATACCTCTTTAAGAGACAATCTAAGGTCTTCTATATCAGCCTGTTGATTCTGCATTTTGATGTACGAATCCATGCAAAATCTGGCTAAGTTCTCGTTGCTCCACGCTGCAAAGTTTGGTAGATCTTTCACTTTTTTTCCTTTCTGGTCTAGGACAATGTTCGGGTACTTCTACTGCCATCCAAACGGCTTGTTCACGTTTTTGTTGTTTAGCAATATGCCATCTGTCAATGTAGACATCAGGCATTGATTTAAGTGAACGTAAAACGTTGCTATCTCTGATTCCTGTAAAACTACAAATTTCATTTACTGTTAATCCGTCAGGGTGTTTTGTCAGTAATTCCCTGATTATTGGGTGATGGGGCTTGCTCAACTTGTAATTCCTTGTCTTTATTTCTTTTGGGGAGGGGTAACCATCCTAAATACCAGTAATCGTTCCATGTTCCAACTACACATACATTACCTTTTGTAAGAAGGATAACTTTGTGGTCTTCTAGGGGATAAGGATCACCGGCTAAAGGGTATAGAAACTCTTCTCCACCGGCTTGGTATTGCGTCATTTGCTTTTGATATTTTTAAAGTCTAAAGCTCCTGGTCGAACATATTCGTTTTTAGGAGGCGTATAAACAGGTTGATTCCAAAAGCTTATGGTTGGCGGTAGTGCTTCATGTTGTTCGCGTATTCTTGCAGTCCAAGGTTGCGTAAGTTTAAGTTCTTTGCGGTGGACGTAATTTTCAATTCTTGGTACGTAAGTCATTTTTTAATAGCGTTAATGATGTTGATTATTTCTTGCATTGCAATATTACATTGTTCTATTGCTTTGTCAGTATCGTTTTTTAGCATTAATTCGTAAACGTTTTTAACTGCTCGTTCTGCCATCATGCAGGGATAAGCGTAATCTTTAATTTCAACGATTTTCATGTGTTCTCCTGGGTGGTGTGCAAGTGTGGATAACGGTAAGGTCTGCTGTGCGCTTACCGCAGCGGGGGCAGAAGTTACGCTCCTGCTCTGGCTGTGCTGCGGGTGGGGTGGTGTATAGGGCTACTACGTTCCTAAAAACTGGGTGATTTGGTGGTTGTACAAACTGGATTTCATCACGCCAGCCAAACTTATCACCACTTTGGTACATCCACGCCACAGGCTCCTGCTCTGGCTGTGCCAAGGCTTCTTTGATGGCGGTGATGGCTTCATTTTTTTTGCAATCCATGTGCCATATATTTCCACTAAATTGCAGCGCCTTCAGCGCCATATTCAATGCTTCTTTAGTCATGTGTTCTTCTCCTTGAGTTTGGCTTCAATTTGGTTAATTGGAAACGGCCCATATTCTTGGGCTAGTTCCGCATATTCATCTGCCGTCAGCCCTACCCATGTGCGCTGTGCTGCTTTCATTCGCTCAATGTCGCCCTTGAGTCCGCGAATCACAATCTCATAAGCAGTGGACTCGCAGTGTTTTGCACAAGGCGCTTGGCCTACTGGCTGTGCTGCGGGTGGGGTCTGATAAGCGTTTGAATCCTCAAGGTCGCCACTGCCTACCCATGTGCGCTGTTGTGCGTCAAACCATTCACGAAATTGACGCAAAGACCAGTGACCTGTTTTTACCCATTCGTATGCTTGCGCTGTTGGTGTCATGTGTTCTTCTCCTTAATCCAAGTGCAAGCAAAACACACCTTCATCATCCAGCGCACAAACCGGTTTGGCTCTTGCCCTTTTCTGGGAATGTAAACAATGCCTTGGTCGTGTTGCGGTGTGTTGCCAAACAAGTAGCATCTCCACTCCGATTGCTCGGGCAGTTTTATGGTGTAGAAATTATCAGGTGCAGCAGTCATCTTGTCCTGCGCCGATGCCTTCTTTGATTGATATCCAGTCATGTCTGCTCCTTAGTAAAACCGCGCCACAACTTCTCTTGCCCTGCGCCATACGATGTGTAATGCAACTCAGGTTCATGTTTGTAATAAGATTGATTCGACCACTCTAGCCCGTCCCACCTTGAATACACTGGCAAAGTGTGGGGTAGTTTGTAAGCGTCTTTGACTTCATACACGCCTATATTTACAGGCTTGATGTGCGGCGGGAACCACGGTGTCATATTGCTCATAACGTGTCCTCCAGACTATCGTTAATAAGCTGCTGCTTCACAAGTTCCAAGCAACCAATTGCGGTTGACATATACATTACCTCGTCGTACTGGTGGATTGTTTCCAGCAACTCGTCTACCAGCCCCTGCACTGTTTTTCCTTGGGTCAATATCATGTCTGCTCCTCTTGAGTATTAGCTCTCTTACGAATAAATTCGGCTACACCATGTTTGTCATAGCCGTACCATTTTTCCCATTTTTCTGCAATAAATCTACGCTCATCCGCACGGACAAGCTCAGCAAAGGCTTCAATGTTGATGTGGTCTTCTTTGTCATCCCATCCAGCTTTAAGCGCCAGTTTAATGATGTTCATGTTGTTCCCCTTGCGCGGATTGCTCCAGCACACTCTGCTGGTTGCATTCCAACATCACGCGCTTGGAACGCATCACACACCTTAGCGCAAGCCTCACGCTCATCAGCACGGACAAGGGCTTCAACGGCTTTGAGTTCTTCGCCATAAAACTCACAAGTGCCATGATTTAACCCCGCTTGCTTTGCTAATTCAATAATGTTCATCATTTTCCCCATATAAAAAAAGCCAGCAACGTCAGCGCCGTGGTCATTGCTATCACTGCAAGCAGTGCTTTAAAAGTTTCTGTAATGTCATCATAGGGGTCAGCAACCCTGTCCCAGCCGCCTTGTATGTACGCCTTGTTGGTTTCCTCGGCGCGTTGTTTCCTCACCGGACAATCGCGGCCTTGGGTGCATTCACCGTTTGCGTTACAGCAGTTCATTTGTTGCTCCTTAATTTATCTTCGAATAAGCGCAGAACCATTTCCCGAAACAGCAATCTATCTTGGCTGTGCTTGTATGCGTTAAACAAGTGGCTGTCTTCCATGTCCTTGATGGCAATCTCTCGCCCGTCTTTTGTTGTCCACACCTCTGTGCGGAAATTACGTCTTTCTTCTTGTCGTTCCCATGCGGCTTCAGCAATCAGAGATTCACCACCAAATTCATCGTTCCAATCACTCATTTGGCACGCTCCTTGAGCATGGCGTCTGCCAGTTCATAAGACAGTTTTGCCACACGTTCAAAGCCACCTGCTTCCACACGTTGGTAAATTTCTGGAATAGCCAGCCCCGCAAAGTGGTCACGCAGGGTCATGTCCCTTGCAAAGCCGCCTGTTTTGATGTGCCAATCGGTGTAGTCTTTTGCGGTTTCTCGTGTGTCTTTCATTTGTATTCCTCCATGCGTTGGTTTAAACGGGCTATAACGGTCTTGTTGTACGAGACAATGCTGTTAGCGTAGTCAACCCCTTGTTCTGCTTGCAAAAGGTCTATATGGGCATCTGCAAGCTGTTGAGCTATCAATTCAAGCGGTGTTGGTTTCTTGAACGGCTCTTTCATCAATTCCATTAACTTTTTCATATCTATTCCTTAAAGGCGGGGTACTCGCTTCACTGCTCGTGGATGAACCCACAATGGTGGCAGCATCTGCTTTCCCCCTTAATACTATTCAGCAACAGGAGGTAGCACTTGAGGTGTTGCTTGCTCTTGTACTTTCTCAATCAGTCCTTTGACTTGTTCGTATGGGAACTTAGACAAAGCAGACAGGATTGAGTTAACTTCTTCAACCGTAAATACTAGTGTAATCATATTCAATAATTCCTTTAAAGTCTGGGTTAGGTTTGCGCTTATTTGTCTCTTGTTGAAACAAATCATTGCCTGTTTTGAGAAGAACTTCACCTGTAGTAGATACCCAGCAAGTAGGTGTCTCGGTTAGTACTTCTCCTGTTTTGTGATTAAGTAGTGTGTTCATCAGAATGGAAGATCAGAGTCTTCTAGTTTGGTTTTACGGGTTGGTGCAGAACTTTGACGGGGGGAATCTTGCTTTTCTTTGATAGAAAGGCTAAAGAACTTTGTACCGTCTTTCTTGGATTCTTTTACCCAAGCGTTTAGCCAGTACTCAGTACCCTCTACGTTAATAGATCCGTTGTAGTCAGGGTGCTTGTCTTCTTCTTTTTTATTATTTTTAAAGAGTGTCCCGCGATTTTCATTTGAATATTCAGCCATTATTTACCTCATCAAGTTTAGATTTGAACGCTTTGATAGCAGAGCGCACTTTACTGTCAATCTTTAGTGCTTCCCACACTGCAAGACGAACTTCGTTGTCGGCAATGGATTCCCATTCCCCATACATTCCAGCCAAGTCACCTTTGGCGTGTAACCCTTTAATTGCTTCTACAATTTTGTCAATCAATCCTGTATCCATCTGAGGTAAGTCTTCACCGGCATAGATGTACAGGCCAAGACCATGCAAAGACAATGCTTTGGTCATACAACGCATGATGGCTGTATTTACTGCGAAAGCATCAGGGTGCTGGATAGCCTTGTTGCGATGATCCATGACCGGCAATTGACAGGTTATAGGCTTGTTAAATAAGGTTACTGTCACCCAGACCATGTAAGTGCCGTTGATGTCGATCCAGCATTTGTCATCGAACATCTGTACTTGAAAGTGAGCCATTGGATCGGCCTTGAGAGCCTCTGCCCATGCCCATGCCCAAGACAGGTAAGTTAAGTTGCCTTTTTTCTCTGTATGCTCGTTTACGTTGAGCTTGAGTAGTGTATTAACGTCCATTTGCAATCTCCAATTGTTTTTCAGCTTGCCAAACAGCAAGTGCGATTTCCCCATCAATGATGTGCAATTGATCTACATCATCAAAGTCTTCAAAAGGGATAAAGTGGTTTTCTTGACAGCAAGAGTGCTTGCCATTTTTGGGTTCCATGCAGTAGCAGCAGTATTCGATGCCCTGAAATTCTTCCCGATACTGTTCAAACAGTGACTTCATATTAAACTCCAAATTGATAATTAAGCCTGAGTTCCTCGTTGTGAGGAAGCTCGATGTTATACGAACTTCCATCACTTTTTGCGTTTATTTTGTAAGTGTTTATACCTATAGCAAAACCTCGTGAATTGTGATATGCACATGGGGATCTATGCTGTACGTCTTGGAGACATAGAGACGGATTACCTGGACATCATCCCTGTATACAATCCCGTTCATTGCATCCAAAAAGGCTTTAGCAACATTGTCTATGTCGGGCTTCTTTGTAGGCCATTCCTCGCCTGTCAAGCAAGCAGACCTACGTTTTTTGGAGTAAGACACTGGTACACCTACATGGATGTCTAGCTTTACGAGTAGAGGCGTTTCTAGCGGTTCATGGGGATACATCTGTAGTCGAGCAGCAGAGGCTATTTTTTCCTCGTACATCTTGGTTTTGGCATCCGTGTAGGTCTTGGTAAAGTTTCCAACACGGGAAAACCTTGGTCTACCCTTACCCTTGGGTTCCCCTGGTACTTTAAATTCAATCATTGAGCAATTCCTCATCATCCACTTCACGCATATAGGTTCTGACTCTTCGTTCAAATCCCATCCCGTAGTGGCGTTCTATGTCCCTGATCCTTTTCATCAGCCAAAGTGCTCCTTCTTTTTTTCCTACCTTTTTCACAGTAGCGTAGTAAGACGGTACAAGCACCCTGGCCTCTGCCTTCTCTAAGATTTCTCTGTCACTCATAAACAAACACAGGGTCTAGTGGTTGTCCAATGAACTGCCCTGAGTCCCTGTGCAGCCATAGTGAGATAGCCGGTTCACCATCACCACTGCCTTCGTAGTGACGTTGTTTGCAGCACTTCAAGATAGAGTCAAACTCCGCAGCCTTAGTCCCAAATTTTCCGTTGTTTCGCACATCGTCTTCTTTGGCCTTGTTTCTGAAGACTGTAAAAACGTTGTCTACTTGGTCGGAGATCGAGCCACTTCCCTTCAAGTCATACTTGTCAGGAATTACGTTTTCGTTTGCTGGTTTACGGACATGGTGGATCAAATGGATGTGTACGTTGTTGTCTTTCGCAATTGAGAACAGTTCCGCTACCAGCATCTTTTGTCCGGTCATATCCTCTTCCGAACCGACAACCTTCATCAACGAGTCAATAAAGATGTGGCTTACCTTCAACTCTTTGGCACAGTACCTAGTCATGCCAATTACGGTTTCAACGTTTGTTGTACCGGTCTGATCGTAAATCCACAGGTTCTTTGACCAAGCAGCAAACTTGTCCAACAATAGGTCTAGAACTTCGTATCCTTCGTCGTTCTGGTACTCAGGGGTAAAGGGGTTGGTTCCTATGTACATACGAGACATGAGGCGTATGGTCTGAGCAGGCTTCATCTCAAAGCTTGCCAAACAAACCTTCTCTCCTTGTTTCAACAGGTGCATTGCTATCTGTGCAGTGACTTGGGACTTGCCATGTCCGTTCATCCCTGCCCATACTGTCACCTCTCCTGGTCGGAAGTAGAAGCTGTCGTTTGCTTTCTCCCAAGGCATCCAAACTTTACGTTCTTTGCTGGAGTCTCGCATCTGCTTTTTGATGGCAGGAATGTAAAGTGCAGCACTTTTTACGTTAGTTTGGTTGTCTGTTTCCTTCAGATATTGGGTGAAATCAATACTGTCGTCCAAGTAATTAGCCATTAAAAACCTCCATCCAAAAGACTTCTTGTTTCTCCGGAGCTACCTTTACTGTTTGGCAAGCAATGACCGTCCTAGCCCCATGCCTTACACAGGCGCTTAAAAGGGCTTTTCCGCGACTTTCAGACTCCGTTGATATGTGGACTACTGTTCCCACTAAAAACCGCAAATCAAGGGTTTCTATCGTGTCTTCGTGTACACAAACATGGGGGTAATCTCCGTGTTCAAACCAGTCCGTCATCGGGGTTGGGTAGTCTTGGATAAAGATGCTTTCCGGAAGCAAACGTTTTTTCCGTAACTCAATGATGTGTTCATGGCCTCTCATATCAAACCTTTCATAAAATCGTTTTTTGGTTTACCTTTGACCCACTCAGCGTTAAAAGATGTCCAGTTGCGAACAATGATTTCCTTCAACGCATCTTCAAGACTCCAACTTGCAAGTGATGCTTGTTTAGCAATGCTGTCTAGCACCAGTTGGGTGATCTGTGCTTTCTTCGTTTTTCTTTGTTGTACAAAGGCTGCCCAGGTTTCAGGCGTTACACCAGCCGGTGCATCTATCTTTTCTTTCTTTACTGGTTCTTGGTTATTGGTTATTGGTTTATGGTTATTGGTTGGTTGAACGTCTGTTGAACGTCCGTTGAACCTCTGTTGAGCAGACGCTTTACCGGCCTTAGAAGCCTTCTCAATTTTGTCTCTGTAATGCTGAATTTCCTTGTTAACTCTCTCGGAAAACCAACCTTCGTTTTGATTGACAAAAAACTCTTGCAATACGATGGCAATGCTTTCGCTATGCGTTCGCATACGAACCAACCTTGAAATTTCTTCAGGGTCTACTGGTAACGGTTTTTCGTGGAGATAGCACCAATCAAGCATTCGGCGGTAAGCCAAATCTTCTGTCTCTGAAAGGTGAGATGTATGGGACTGATAGTCCCCAATATTGAACTGGTAGTAGTGCATTTTGAACCTTACGTTATCGGTCAGCCGTTACAGAGGAACAATTGGCAGGGTGGTAACGAATCACCTTTTCAGCCGCTAAGCCTAGCCATTGCCCCAAACTTTACCTTATTTCTCTGCTCTTTTCAAGTCTCGTTTCTTCGGGATTGCATGGCCTACATGGTAAAAACCACAGTGAGGGCATTTAAAGACCTCTAGGGCATCGGATGAATGCTTCCTAATGCTGCCTTTGGCAATGTTGTGCGTTGGAAACTGGTGCTTTCCTAAGCATTGGGACTCTTCAAGGGTGAGATATGTCATTGGTATACCTGGTTAACGTTGATGATCTTGTGGGTAGCAACTTCAAGCGCCCTGACCAGCAGCCCAATCACAGCAGCGTCTAGGTCATGCTCCTGGGAGTAGCTACTAGCACGGTCTATGGCCTCCGAGACTAGCTGTTCGGCGTGTTCTGTTTCAAGGTGTTCTAAGTTCATTTCTGGACGTTAACACGGTTTTTCAACGTTGTATATTAGGGTTTTTACCTAGAAAATAGTCTGAAAAAACGTAAAAAACGTAGTAAGATCCTGTTCGTCAGCGATTTGCTGGCCTAACTTGGAGCCTTTAATGACCACAGAAATCGAAACAACTTTTCACACTCAGGACAACGTAAGGATTCATATCAGCGAATGGGATGGTGACGGCAGTGCATGGATTCGCATCAGCACAACTCATAGTTCCATGTCTTCATCCTTGACCCGTGCTGAAGCAGAGCAATTTATTGCTGGTTTGCAAGCCGTATTAAACAAAGAGGTGACAGCATGAACACCATTGAATACGTTTATGAGGGTGCAACCTTTCAAATCGAATACGAGATCGATTGGGTTGACTCTAAAGAATCCACTTATGCTTACGTCACATCTGTTAAGCACAAAGGGGTAGAGTTTATGGACATCTTGCATAAAGAAACCATAGACTTTTTTGAAGGAGAGGTCAATGAACGTTTGTTTTGGGACGGGATTGATCCTTACATTGACAACATAGAAGAAAGCCAGCCATGATTAGAGATTTAGATAGTATTGAATACCAACGTATGTACCGCATTCATCAACGAGAAACGTACAAAACCCTTGTAGATGTAGCAAAGAAAGTTGTAGCCGGTGAAGATGCAACCATCCTAGCAAACAAAGCATTGGAGATGACCAAACGTGGGCAAACCAAGTTGGTTAAAGCAAAAGCTCCGCAATGAGTTGGTTGGCCCCAGAAAGCAATGGGGTGGAGCTAGACCAGGAGCAGGAAGGCCAAGGGAGAAAGCTCCAGTGGTTGACCTGCGCTTGAACAACATCCAACGTTTATCCCTGCTTGAAATGGGCAATGGAGACATCCAAGCCGGTGTACAAGCACTGATAGACAAACACCTATAGGAATAGTATGGACATAGACCCAACACGCGCAATTGAGTACATCCAAAAAAACGCAGGAATGTACGCAGAAGCCAAGAGCAACAGGATCCACATTGAAGGCTATTTGAAGTACTTGAAGGCATCATTGATGAACAAGAGTGACTCCAGCAGCCTTGGTGCAAAAGAAACGTATGCTTACTCCCACCCTGACTACCTCCAGCAATTGGAGGCCATGAAGATAGCTGTAGAAACAGAAGAAAAAATGAAGTACCTCCTTGAAGCAGCCAAGATGAAGGTAGAAGTTTGGAAAACTCAGGAATACACCAAGCGAACAGAAATGAGGATTTAATGAAACATTCTATTGAAATAAGAGCTTATCAAGCATTAATTCAGGAAATTGATAACGAAGTTAAAGTGGTGGAAGCTCAATATGACAAAGAGTTTGCACGGGTTTGTATGCTTGTCCATGTTATTGCACAGACAGTTCCCAACCCTAAGTTAGTCATTCAAGAAGTACAAGATCGACTAAGAAAAAATGGTGATACTGACAATAACTTAGTTCAGTTCTACCGCGAAAACTATGAATTGGAAGAATAATGCTTAAACAAGTAAAGCCACCTTCAGAGCCACCTTATTACGTTTGTTCCAACTGCAACTGGGCTTGGAAATCATTGCAAGAGGCTAACCGCCATGCCTGTAATGGAAATCCACCACCAAAACCAGCATTTCAAAGTTATACAAAAGCACCATGAATATTTATCGGGATAAATCACTGCTAAAACTGGCACAAGGGGAAGAGTGTCTTTTACAGGTCGAAAATTTTTGCCAGGGGGGGTCTGAAACAATTGTGGCGTGTCACAGTAACTCAGGCGCTGATGGCAAGGGAATGGGCCAAAAAGCCTCCGACTGCCATACAGTGTGGGGGTGTGCAGCTTGCCACAGGTGGCTAGACCAGGGCAGTGCATCCCATGATGACCGACAAAATACGTTTGAACAGGCCCATATACGACAGATCGTAGAGTGGATTAAAATAGCCCGAACACCTACCCTCCGACCTTGGAAGGTGAATGCCGCAAGAAACGTATTAACCCACTTAGGAATATCATGGACGCTGTAGCCGACTTCATTCTGAGCATTCTCCATACGATTACTAACACGCATATTCTGCACTGGCAAGCAAAAACGTTGTCCGAACATCAAGCCCTTGGCGACTTCTACGACAAACTGAGCGACCTTGTAGATAGCTTGGTGGAGGCAATGCAAGGAAAGTACCAAACAATCCTACAGTTCCCGACTGCTTATCATGGCCCAGCAGCCACGGGGCTAGAAGAGCTTCAGGTTTTTGGACAGTATTTTGCGGAAGGCAGACAGCAGCTTCCCCAAGACAGCGAGATCCAGAACATCTGTGATGAAATTGCCGCTTTGGTTGACCAAACAACATACAAATTGACCTTTCTGAGATAAGCACTTCAAATTTTTTGGGGAGGGGGGGTCTAGATTTCTCCCGTGTACGCATACACACACACCCGCACCCGCGCACCCATGCGCACCCGCACCCATGCGCACACACGCGAGCGCACGCACACACACACACCCGCGCATCACACGCGCATATCATGCGCACACAACGCACACGCACACAACGCAACAACAACCCAAGCATAGAATGCCCCTAGAACGGCTTAAAACAACGTTTTATGGCACTTTATTGGCTTGGACAGGACAATGTAGCACCCAAGCATTAAAACGCAAAAAACGGCGTTTTAAGGCTTTCCCTGTATCTGGGCGCACCTGGGCCTAGGCTTGCACCCTGAAAATGGGCGCACCTATGCACACGCGCACCGATGCACGGTCGCACGAAAAAGAAACCCGCACAATGGCGGGTGATATTATTTAAAGCTTTTCTAGTTTTATAGCATTTGCTATTTGCCTTTGAAAATATCCATCATTCAATTTATCGGCAAGCATTGCAGCATCGATTTGCTCTGGTGTAGGGCTTGGCACTGGTGGCGCGTAGGGTTTAAGTATTATTTGAAATAATGGGTGTAAATTAGACATAATTACATCATCCAAAAATATAAAACGAAACTAAAACATAAAGTAAATGCCACAATGCAAGCTTGAAAAATATTAATTAATAGTTTAAGCATAATGCACACCCTTAATTTGAGTAAACCCGCTCATATCGTGTTTAGCCTTACCCTTGGCATACAGGCCCACAACGACAGTTTTAGGCTCGATATGGCGCACATCGGTATCATCCCCATCGATCACATCCCAGCCCCTAAATGTGGCGGGAATATCCTCTTTGCGCATGAACACGACAGCAACACGAGAATTGTCCGGATTCTGAATACCCTTGAGAGTAATGCTATCGGGTGTGATGCCACTGTATGAGTATGTCAGATCATAATTATCAAACGTTTTATTCGCAAGCTTGCGTGATGGGTGTTTAGTGTAATCATAGAATTGTATTTCAGGGAATAATTGAAATACGTTTTTCCCATCAAGCACAATAATATTTTCATATGCAATATCGCTTGTACCATTTAAACGTATCAATAACTGCATTTTTAGTTTCTGTGCTTTATTGGCCATTGTCCATATGTCTGCACACAACGACAGCATATATGCGCGATTATTATTTTTATAATATAACGTTTTAGATAATCTAGCCTCTTGAACACTATTAAACGCACCACGTCCCGCGCTCTTAAGACATGGTATTAAACAACCCGCTGATTTTGCGAGCGGACATATCTCGCCATCGGGTGTGAGATATACAATCGCAGTTAAATATCCTAGTTTCTCACCCTTGATGGTTTTAGTGCTTGATGTGCCTAAAATACGTTTATATAATAAACCCTCGTTTTTTAATAGGTTTTTAAATGGATTAGTAGTTGTCATTAAATATTCTCCTGATTAAAAATAAAACGTTTAAACACCCTTGGCATAGTTGCGCAGGGTTTTAATATATTCACCGAAGTTACCCTGGGCCTTGGCATTTTTGTACCAAGCACACACAACCACACCCGATGGCTTGACACCTAGGAACACACCCTTGTTGTCCCTGTCCCCAGCGTATATCCATTGTCCTGGCTGGAGGTGCTTGTACAAGGGTGTAGGGACGTCCCAGATATTGAATGAAGGTTGATATTGCATGGTTGTTTCTCCTGTAGTGCGATATTGCACACCCGTAGTGTCAGGGTAAAGAAACGTTTTTTGTACTAGGGAAAACCCTAGGTTTAGTGCTTTTCTTTAGATAGAATTGTCATATGAGCTTGATTCTTTATGAATTCAAAAATGCTTAAATAGTATACGGAAAACCGACACATAATAAAAAAGAAAAACAACGAAACCCTAAGCCAATATCATCAGATATATACGTTGATTATCTCGCGCAAACCCTAGCATCTAGGACAGGTTTTCATTGGAGAGAGTCAGTAAATCGTATAGGGACAGACACACAGGGTTGTAGGCTTGCGCCATGTCTCCGATTCGCTCTCCGTTCCGCTCAAAATGCAAAAGTGATGCGCCCCTCTCCTCGAGCTTTCTCACCTCGAGACCCCCCCACGAATACGTTTATCCCCCCCCCCACCTGGTTTGTGTGTGTAGAATCGGAGGGGGGTAGGACTGGATATGGGTGAAAATAGGGGGGCCCACTCAACCATTCCCAAAATTTCTACAAAAACTTTTCAACGTTGAAAGGAATAGACATGGAATGGACATTAGCTCATCCGTTGAAGGATGTGGAAGATATCGTAGATATGGCAGATGGGTACTTTGTGGATACGGGGGAGGTCTTGAAGAAGAGTAAAGACCTGTTTCGTAAGAATGTGACTATGGTTGCTACCTTACAGATCTTTGACAGGACGAAGGAGTTCTTGGCGGTTTGTCGGGACGAGGGTAAGATGGTTGGGTACTGTTGGTATGATCGGCACGGATATACGACATATTCGACGGAAGAGATATCGAATGCGAAGTTTCACCATGTTGACCACGGACTGAGTGCTAGGGTTAAAATACGTTTAATCAACGAGATGATTGACCAACATATTTTGTGGGCGTATAGTAATGGTGTGCCGATTATTTGTTCAACTAGTATTCGTCCTGAGTTTGAGGTGTTTATGAAGATTCACAAAAAACGTGGATTTACTGTAAATGGGTCTTATGCCTGGATACGGACTGAAGAGGGTATTAAATGCTTGACGAAATAAAGCCCGAGGGTCATCTGGCTACTACTGAGAAGCAACGAAAGTATGCTCGTGACCAGTACGCCAAGAAGAAGGCAGAGAAACGGGCTATGGGTTTGGTTACGGGTAAGGTGGAGCCTCGGGAGAGTTTTAATCCCAAGGGTCGTCCTAAGTCCATTGTTAACAGGGTGACCGAGTATGGGGCTTTGTTTAACCAATTGAATGATGCTCACATGGCTAAAGGTCTTCCGCCGTTGAAGACAGCTATGGAGGTTTTGATTGAGGCTATGCAATCGGACGAGTTGGACATCCAGCAGAAATCTAAGATTGCCGAGAAGCTGGCAACGTTTGAGTCTTCAAGAGCGCCTATAATTTCCATTGAACACATTCAAAACATCAATAAAGAAGATGAGATGAGTGCGGACGATGCTCTTGATGATTTTATGAATTCACTTCGTAAGGTATAAAATGCCACTGGTTAAATCAAAATCCAAGAAAGCGGTAGGTAAGAACATTGCTACTGAGATTAAGGCTGGAAAGCCTAAAGACCAGGCGGTGGCTATTGCGTACCAAATTAAACGTGACGCAGAAAACAAACGGAAAGGTTCAAAATGAGCTACACATCTGGTAACAAAGCACCGACTCTAATGGCTCAAGCGCCTAATCGTGTTGGAAACATTGGTCGAATGCAAGCTTCTCACAGTTCTGGCGTTACTGCCGTTACTGGCAAGCTGGGTGGTCTGATGCAACCTGCTGGCAATCAAGGCGCTCCTAAAGCTACTGGTTCTATCACCGGCATCCACCAAAAGGTTATGCTTAGTAAGCCCAAGGGTTATGATGGTGCTTGCCACAACGATGGCTACATGAGCAAATCGACAACCAATTATCTCAAGTGAGGTTTATATGTACGGCAAAGTAATTTCCGGTGGTGAGCAGATGCGTAAGGGTGTCTCTAAAGGCATCAACGATAAGCTCAAAGGTCATGCTTCTGAAAACGGTCGGCGTGAAACAGTTGCAAGTGCAGTTCGTCAAGCTTTTACAGTTCGTCATTTGTCTGACCAAACGACAAATAACGTTAGTAATGGTGGTAAGTTTAAAACCCCGTCAGTCCCAGCAAAAGTATAGAAAGGTATAGTATGGCATCGTATGATATTGCTTCGTTGAAAGCGGATTTACCCACGGCTAAAGAGTTAACCCAATTTGTCTATGACAAGGTTGGGATTTCTCTTGACCTTATTGGTAAACCTAAAGAGGATCAATACTTAGTCGCAAAGAATGCTCTGGAAGGAAAGAAGGTTCCTACAGAGTTTGTGACTGACGAGAATCCTTATGTTGACAAAAAGGAATTAGTTCCTGTTGACGATATTCGTAAATTGCCAGAGCGCAATAAAGACTTGCCACCTCCTGATTCACAGGTGCATTTCTTTGGGGCAACTAATATGCCTCACCCTCTTGACCCACAATCGGACAAGAAGGTTCAGATCAATTTCCGCAAGTTTGAAAATGGTGCTATTACTTATCAAGTAATGGGCCCATTAGAGCAAGTTGCTATTGGCACTCGCATCAATAAGTACGGGCAACCCACTCCAGAGCGCATTAGCTGGATTGATCCTCGTACTGAAGAACTAATGATGAAACGTCCTGATGGCACTTTCACCGAAAAAGGTCGGGGTCTGTATACCTACCTGATTGGCGAAAAAGGCGGCGGCGTTTGGAATCTAATTGATCGGGATATTGTCAGTATTTCTCAGAAGAATATTGCTGATCCGTGGGCCTAATGGAAGACATCCATTCGGTCTTCAATGACAGACTGTCTACCCAGGCAGAAGTGTGCGCGAGAAAGAGTTTGGAGATACTTCAAAAAGACCTCCAGACTCTGCGTAAACTTTCTGCCGAAGAAGTCTATTATTTTGCAAGGGCTGCTCAAATCTTCTTAGACATACGAGATCAATATGGCAAGAAGTGAAGCTAGTGATTACATTCTTCCGGTCTACAAAAACCGTTCGTTAAAGTATCTTGTTGAACTTGCTGGTGGCAAGAAGTATTTAAAGCATCTTGATGCTGACCAACTTCGGGCAATGAAGGTTGCTTCTGAAAAAATTGCATACGATATGCAGTTCAACGCCATCAAATGGTTTAAGCCTTTTGATTACCAAAAGAAGTTTTTTGATACCGGTGCAACGCATACCCGCAGGGGAATGATCGCAGCAAACAGGGCGGGTAAAACAATTGCTTCTACCTACGAGACTGCCTATCACTTGACGGGTATCTATCCTGATGACTGGAAGGGTAAGCGTTGGGATAAGCCAATTATTGCTATGGCAGCGGGTGAATCCTGGGAGCAGGTTGCAAAAACGCTACAGTCCAAATTACTTGGATGCGACGATATTAAGCAGGCTTATAAGCTGGGTTCTGGTTCAATTCCTAGGGACAAAATAGATGAAAAATCCATACGCACGGACGGAGCAAACGTGTTGGCTATTGAAGTCTGGCACGTTTCCGGTGGGAAATCCAAACTCTACTTCTCCAACTACACACAGCAAGTCCGACACCTCCAAGGGTTTGAACTTGACCTCGTTGTGCTGGACGAGCAGCCACCAGATGAAACATTCTCAGAGCTTGTTGTCCGTACAGCGGCTAGAGACGGACAGGTTATCTGTTCATTTACCCCACTCAAGGGACTCTCAGGATTAGTTAGAAAGTTCTGGGATAACGTTGAGGGGTACTGCCATGTACGGGTAACCTGGGACGATATTCCTTATGAGAACGAGTGGGGCGAGGTATTCTTTTCCAAAAAAGAACGGGAGCAATTAGCCCGAGACTTTATGCCTTGGGAGCGAGAATGCCGTATGAACGGTATACCTTTGGTTGGAAAAGGTGTAGTATTCCCATTGTTGAAGTGGCCTACTTATAAAGCTACTGACATTGACCTAAGAGAAAACGATAAATTAGAAAGATTAATTTCTTTTGACTTAGGAATTAAAAATGATCCAACAGTTATTTCATTTTTCTTCCGCGATCCTGTCGAAGAGAAAATATATCTTCACCGACAAATTACAGTTGATAAGGGTGAGACTCCAGACGAGTACGTCCACTATTTGCTGGATCGTGAATCCCGAAACGTGCCTATTGCTTTACCCCATGATGCAACTTTGGCGGGTAGATACACTTTGACAGAACAATCTGTTCGTGAGGTTTTTGAGGACAGCTACAGCCTAAACTGCATCCCAGGTGCAATACTTAACCCACCAAACGACCAAGGTAAAGTTACCAACCACAAATCCTACGGGATTAATATAATGCGTATGGGTATGGAACGTGGGACTTTCCTGATAAACGAATCTTGCGTACAATTCCTAGATGAAGCTAGAAACTATGCTATTGATGACCACGGAAAGTTTACAGATCCTGACGATCATATAGATTCTGCTCGTATTGGTATACTCGCCTTAATTCAAGGTCATGGGGAATCTGTGGTAAGCCGTTCAAACAACTTTACTTTCCGTAGACTAACCCCGTTAGAAGGCAAGGCACAAAGGATTTAAGATGCTCGATAAACAGAATCTGGTTGTTGAAAGCCTAGAAAGCCCAACGGGGAATCGTGGAATCACGGAGCAAACTGTCCATGAAATCTACGTCAAGATGGTCGATTATCTTCGACTAACACAATCTAAAAATACGTTTAATCGTTTTAGCGATTACCATTATCTCAATATTCCGGTATCAAACTCTACCGAGCCGGTACGAGGTATTGACTACATTCACCCTGTAGTAACCCCTGGCATTGACTATGCCACTGCGATTATTACCAAGTGCTTGATGCCCAACGGTAAGGTTAACTTTGAGTTTGAACGGTTTGCTGAATCCGACAGCGACCAAGCTCGACAAGCCACCGAAATGGTCAAATATATGCTTAACAGTAAGAATGATTCCTACCAGATCATTCGGGATTGGGCGCAGGATTCTTTGTTGCACAAGAACGGGATTGTGATGATTTCCCCTGTACGCGAGCCTATTACGCAGTACAAGGAAGTCGAAGGAACACGCGACCAATTGCGCACTTTTGAAACCCTTGCCGGTGAAAAAGGACTGACCTCCAAACGTCAGAGTATGCGTAAGATAGACGTTAATCTTGAAGGCGTTATGCAGGATCAAATGCAGCCTGAAGAACAGGAAACAGATGAGATCTCTGAATCCATTCGCAACAACACTATATACCGAGCCAAATATAAGCTGACCGGTTATTCAACCAATATCCGTATTAAGCACGTTGCCCAACATTACTTTGTTTGCAATCCTACTATTTCAAACATCTCGGATCAGGACTTTGTTGGTTTCTACGATCCAATGACGATCCATGAGTGCAAAGCTCAGTTTCCATTTGTAGACCTAGAGTTGCTGGCTGACCATGCCGCCTACGGCCCTGCTGGAGCCTACCAAGCTGGTGCTTTGGAGAACGACCTAGCCCTTCATGCGCGTGACTCTACTCCAGTGCCAGGACAGGGAGTAATTGCTTCCCAAGGTGCTGACCGGTACAGCCGAGTCATTATGTTGACTACCGCTTGGATTCGTAAGGACATTGACGGTGACGGTGAAGAAGAAATCGTGGAAGCTTGCTTCTCTGGTTCTTACATCTTGTACGTCAAGGAAGTCGAGTTCATTCCTCTGGCAAATATGTGTCCAAAGCCCATTGTGGGCAACTTCTTTGGATACTCTTTGGGTGAGCGTTTGGTTCCCTTGCAGGAATACGCTACCGCTATCCGCAGGGCAGAAATGGCATTTGCCATGCAAGCCTCTACCCCAAGGATCGGTGTAAACCCAGAGTTCTTGGATGCCGAGGAAATCCAGCGTGGTGTAAGTGCCATGTTTATCTTGGATCGCAAATTTGATCCTAACAAGCACATCTTTGAGTTCCAACCCATGCAGGGTAACCTGGCTTACGTTCAATCATCCATGCAGCGCTTTGAAGGCGACAAGATGGCAATGATTGGAATGACTAGCCCCAATGACGTTCTTAATCCAGAAGTGATGAAGGACGGTAACAGCGGTTACAAGCTGCAATTGGCTATGGGGCCAAACCAGTTGATCCAAGATGAGATGGTGAAGAACTGCGCTATTGGACTGCGTGATGTGATCTACATCATCTGGAAAACGTTGGTTCAATACGCTGATGACTACAACATCCAGCAACTGGCTAATACCTGTTTGAACGGACAGCCTTTCATGGATGCTAAGTCTGTGGATAACTTTGAGTTTATTGACCGTAAGCTGATTAACATTGACTTGGCCTTGGGATTCATGTCTGATGAAAACCGTCTGACTCGCCAACAAATGATTATCCAAGCTCAACAGGCATTTGCTCAAGCAGTTGCCCAGCTTGACCCAAGCGTTCCTGAGTTGTTTGTCAAAGTTCGTCGTCCGTTTGAGGATACTTTGCGGGTGCTTGGAGTGAAAGACGTAGACGCTTACCTACCGACAATTGAAGAAGCTGGAAAGATTGCTCAAGCTAAATCTCAGCAACCTCCTAGCGCAGAACAGCAAGAAATCAAATCTAAAACAGATTTGAACAATGCCAAGATCAAAGAAACTGATGCCAAGGCAGGATTGTTGGTGGCACAGACTGGAGATATTGGAACGGACAATATGTTTGAAATGATGGCTGCAAAAGCAGGAAAGCTTAGTGCAGTACAAGTAGATTAAGGATAGAAATGTATAGCATAGAGCCCAAAAGGTTAGTATCGAATATACGCGCTTACTTTAATAAGCGTACCAGAGCAACAGATACAAATAAGGAGGTTAGTGCAAGTCGAAAAGCCCTCATAATGGAAAACGGGGAATGTGCTTCCCGTTTGCTTCGTAACGAAGATTTTGCATTAATGTTTAACCTATATAGGTTTCACATACTGGAACGTCTAGAGGAAAGTAAGGACGATTCAGAAAGAATAGGCAACGCATATTATGTTGCTGGCGCTCGAGACTTCATTGATTTCATTGAAAAAAATGAATATCTCGTCAAGATGGCTAATAGAAAAGCCGAAACTTAACGAAATAGGATAAGATATGTCAGACGTAATTGCAGAAGCAACCGCCCCTGAGCAAACTGGTAGTCCGGCAGATGCCATTGCTGCGATGATTGCCGCCAACCGGCGTAACAATCCGCAACCAAATGGTAGTACTCCACCACCAGCGGGACAAGAAACGAAAGTTTCCCCCGAGGCGACACCTGAAGAAGGCGTTGAACCTGAAGGTAGTTCCACAGAGATTGAAGAGACTGTAGGCACAGAAGATAACGGTGAGTCCTCCGATGGAGTAAACGATCCAATTAATTTTCTAGAGTTTGCAGAGCAAAATGCCGACATGATGTGGCGTATACCCAATAAGGACGCAGAAGGCGGTTTTATTGAGATACCTGTATCAAAGGCTGCTGCTATCCTTGGTCAAGGTAGTGCTATCCATGAAAACGCTCGTAAGCTTAAAGCTGAAAAAGCGGATTTTGAAGAGTATGAGGCCAAACGCAGGACTGAACTAGATGGTTTGCAGATTGGTTTAGAGTTAACGGTTGTTCCGCAGTTGCAAAGTACAGCGGACGAGCTAGTAACCCTTCAACAATACAACCAGCAATGGCGGCAAATCTACGACAGTGCGACATCTGAGGTTCAACGTAGCGAAGCTGAAGCAGCAATGCGACAGAACGCTAAGTTAATTGAAGAAAAGTCGCAGTTCATTCAAGCGAATCGTCCTAAAGTTGAACAGTTCTATGCTCACAGGAGCAATTTTGTCAAACAGCAGCTTGAAACTGCCCGACAAAGTTTCTCTGATAAAGAACTAGCCAACAAAGCAAACTTTACCGAGCTTCGGGATAAGTTGGCAAAGGATTGGAAAGGTGCTGAAGGGTCGTTTGTACCTGGAGTCAAGAATATTGACCTAGTATCCAGTGATGAACACCTGTTAAGTTTGATCCGAGACGGAATGAAGTTCCGTGAAGGGCCAAAGGTACGCAATGTTGGAGGTTCGCTGGCTGCTGCTAGTAAACCGATGGCAAGAGCTAAGACCTCACCTGAAAACAAGGCTGATGAACTTCAAAAGAAAGCGGCTTCTGGCGATAAGAATGCAGCGCGTGATCTTTTGGCAACAATGTTGGCGGCAAACAAACGCCGCCGTTAATCTTTAGGAATTTATTATGGCTACTATTACTTCTGCCGCACTCGGCAATGGCGCAGGTGCTTATGCAACTGACATCGTGGTTAAGGACTTGGACTTGACCGTTTCTAACTATGTTAAAGACCGTACTCCGGTTACCAACATGGCAATGAGCAAAAAGCGCAAAGTCAATTCGACTCTGCACATTTGGCCCAATGACTACTTCCGTACTCCTGTTTTGAATGCAAAGCTGGAAGGCGCTTCGGTTGCTGCATCTGATGCTGCTTCCAACACCCGTTCCAACTTGGGCAACTACACCCAGATTTTCACGACCACTATCGGTGCTACTGGCACTGCTCGTGCGGTTGAGCAAGCTGGTGGTGATCCCCAGGCGTACCAAGAAGTCAAGCAATTGACCGAGATTATGTTTGACGTTGAACTCCAGATGCTTCGTGCAGATGGCGCTTCGATCAAGTATTCTGGTCAAGCTGCAACCCAAGGCTCTTCGCCAAACAACGGTCGCCGTTTTGGTTCGCTGTTCTCGTTTGCTGGTTCACGCTCGGGTAACGACACGGACGGTACTTCTGTACTGAACTTGGCTGCTTCTGACGGTACTGACACCACAACCGCTACTGCAACTAACACTCCTTTTGACGGTGTGTTGTCTAACTCCGGTTTGGGTTACTTTACTTTCGGTTCTGGTGTGACGCTGCAACAATTCAGCCCATTCCTGTACAAGCAGTTGGTTACTGTTGCTGAACAACGTTTCAACGCCAAGATTACCAACATGGTAGTCCCAACGTCGATGCGTACTCACATCAGCGACATGATGCCTACAAGCCGTTCGATCAACCGTTTTAACCCTGCTGACAAGGGCGACACGATTGGTACTTACGAAGGTGACTTCAACTACACCTACCAGATCGACGATAGCTGGGTTATGGATCAAACCGGTTCGGATAACACCGCCGCTTTGTTCATGAATCCTGACGTTATCCAGTGGGGTTCGTTGCGTGAACTTGGCCCGAACAACGAAGTATTCAGCAATGCTGACGCTTCTTTGGATCAGTACATCATGGAGGGAACTTTGATTGTGCGTAACCCAGCAGGCGTTGGTGTTCTCGCTGCAATCAGCCCAACCGGTGCTGCTGTAACGGCTCCTCGTCCTAGCGCACAGGTAAAAAGGTATTTGGCCTGAGTACCTAGTACTTACATGGGAAGGGGCTTCGGCCTCTTTCTATGTAAAATACTTTTATGTATTACACATACGGTCATTACAAAGCAGATTCAAAAGAACTTTTCTACATTGGAAAAGGCAAAAACAATCGTGCTTATGAAAAAGACAGTAGATCAGACTATTGGCGTAACATTGTCAATAAGTATGATTACACTGTAGAAATCTTTGCTGAATGGGAATCTGAAGAAGATGCTTTTATTCACGAAAGATTTTTAATTGATTGTTTTCGAGATTTAACGAATTTATGCAATTTAACTGATGGTGGAGATGGTTGCTCTGGATACGTTTGGACAGATGAACAAAAAGCCAAATTAAAACTTCGCATACATCCAAATATTGGAAAGAAAACACCAGATCATGTGCGAAAACAAATAGGATTGTCTCAATTAGGTGTTGTTCGTGGGCCTCACAGCAAAGAACATTCACAAAAAATCAGTCAGGCATTAAAAGGAAAATTTAAAACACCAGAACAAGCCCAAAGATTACGAGAATTAGCAACTAAAACAGCCAAAATTGTTAGAGTTTGCACAAATTGTGGGCATGAAGGTTGTGGGCCAAACATGTATCGGTATCATTTTGACAACTGCAAGGTAACGTATGGAATTAAATCTCAACAATGAAGAAGCCCGAATCAACGAGGATTACTTTACACAAGGTAATCTAGGGGCTGGCATTGAAGGATTATTGATAAAGAACGACAAGATGTTTAATGAGGTCAAGTCAGGTACTTGGTCGCAAACGTTTAATACAAAGAATATTGACTACAAAATTGGCGCTATAGATGGTGCTAGGTATGTTCAGTATGACCAGAAAAACGTTGAAGCAATTAGACAAGGTTGTAAAGAAAAGCGTGAGTTTTACAAGGAGCACGGTACTGATAACCCATTTTTTGCTGGAACGTTTCATGCAATGGAGCTACCAAAATGCTTTGCACATGAGATCAGTTCTAAATGGTTCAGTAACCGTCCTTGGGAACTTATCAAGCAAGTAAAAGAAGACAAGATATTGTTTTACGCTATTGTCAACGAGCATTATTCAGACTTTGTTTGCCACCCTAGCGGTAAAATACCATTACCTTATAATCCAGCTATTCCGACCAAGTAAGGAAACACTATGGCCCTTTTCATCCAATCAGCTAACGCTCTAGTTAGCCGAGTAGCACAGTGGGTGGGGGCGATTCCTTCCTCGATAAGCATTAATGCAACTGCATTTGTTAGTGCAACCGGTGTAATCACAACTTCTACCAATCCCACAAGTGCAGTTTTAGTTGGGGACTTTATTGGCCCAACCGTTACAGGCCCGTATACCGCCGTTACTGCTGTAAGCAGCACTACCATCACCGTTAACGATCCGGACGGAATTTGGCTAGGTGCAACGCTTCCTACAGCCATCCTGAAACTGCCAACCCAATCGTCTGTTGAAATCCTTGGCTGTATTCAAATGGCAGAGTTAAAAATGCGGACAATTGAGCTTCCTGCTCTCCGTACAGATCCATATAGCCTAACAAACCCCTCGATTCTTACTGTAAATGCTCAAGGACTAGCTCCTATTCCGGCAGACATGAATCTACCTATTTTGTTCTTTCAGGAAACCTACAGTACCACTTCCCAAACAACCACCGGAAACGTTGGCCCTTGGATTATTTATGACCGTGTTGGTGATCGTGAGATTATTCGACGCAGGATGATTGACCAACTGTACGTTAAGCCTTTTGGTGTTCCAAGGGTTATCCGTGCTTCGTTCTCTGAAGTTGGCCCAAACTATGTGTTTACTCCTAACCCTGGAGAGAACACAATCATCAAAGCGTATTACCAACAAACGTTTCCATTCTTGTTTAGCCCAACAGCAGATACATTAAATCCTATTGTTCAGAACAATGCTGCTTTGTCTTCGTTCCCTGAAGGATACTTTTACGGTACATTATGGGCATACTACGATAAGAACAAAAATACTGAAGAAGCTCAAAAGTGGATTTCTAGGTTTGATGATTCTTACGGTTTGATTGAAGATCAGAACTTCAAAGGTAAATGGCGCGGTGGAGATCAGCATTTAACATCTGAATTCCAGCCCCGCAACTACCGCTATTCATTCAAATAGGATTCACTATGGCTACAGGTGGTCTTTACGGCAGCACTTCTACCGGAACGGTTGCTCCTCAATCTGGTTCCGAATCCATTGGTTTGTACGGAAACAATACAGTCTTTGGTGGAACGTATTTTGAATGGTTTATTTTTAAAGAGTCTCCGACTGCATTAGCAACACCAACTGGTGGATCTTGGAATTTCACAACAAACGTTGGAGTTCCTCCAACAGGTTGGTTAAATTCTCCACCAGTAACTCCACAAGATAAAGTTTGGGTTTCAATTGCTGTTGTAAATTCCAGATCTAATCAACCTTTAAGTTGGTCTACACCAGGACAATTTGTAGTTCCATCTGGAACTGGAACTGTTTTTAATGTTGCAGCATTAACGCTTGGCACTTCTGGATTTGATGTTTCTTCAACAGTAGCAAATCCAACAACATCTCCAGTTATTACGCTTAACCTTCCTACTGCTTCTGCAAGCAATAGGGGAGTTTTAAGTCCAGCAGATTGGACAACTTTTAACAGCAAACAACCTGCGGGAACTTATGTAAATTCTGTAACAGGAACTGCTGGTCGTGTAACAAGTACAGGTGGCACAACTCCTGTTATTGATTTAGCTAGTGGAATTGCTACTGCTGGAACTACTGGATCTGCTACTTTAATTCCTGTAGTTACCGTTGACACTTATGGTCGAGTTACTAGTGTTACTACAGCAGCCAATCCTCAAGGCACTGTAACCTCTGTATCAGCAACTGTACCTTCTTTTTTATCTGTATCTGGAAGTCCAATAACAAATACAGGAACAATTGCAATTAGCTATTCTGGAACTGCTTTGCCAATAGCCAATGGTGGTACAGGTGCTACTACTGCAAGTGCTGCATTGACATCATTAGGCGCATATCCAGCTACAAATCCTAATGGATTTACAACAACAAACTATGCCACTATTACGGACGATACAACTACAAACTCTGTCCGTTATCCGTTGTTTTCAGATTCTACAAGTGGAAATGTTACCGTAGAATATGTAAGTTCTTCTAAATTAAAATTTAACCCAAGCACCGGAACGCTAACGGTTTCTAATTTAATTATTGCTCCGTAGGAAAATCATGGGTAAATTAATTTTACAATCGGCTCTTGGTGGGGCAACTGAGGTATCTGCGCCAGATACAGCAACTACTGTAAGTCTTACTTTGCCATCTACATCTGGTGCAATTATTGCAACAGGTGGCCCAGCAAACATTACCAGTTCCATGATTTCTGGGCAAATTGCTGTTGCACAAGGTGGTACAGGTACAGCAACTCCTGCGTTGGTGGCGGGAACTAATGTATCCATTACAGGAACTTGGCCCAATCAAACTATTAATTCCATTGCAGGTGGAACTGGAACTGTTACTTCAGTAGCAGCTAGTGTTCCCGCATTTTTATCAATTTCTGGTTCTCCAATAACGACAGCCGGAACATTGGCAATTTCTTACTCTGGAACCGCTTTACCAGCAGCTAATGGCGGTACTGGAGCAACAAGTTTATATAACGCAAAACTTCAACCATTTGGTGCTGCTACTGTAGCTGCCGGAACAACTACTATTCTTGCTGTAACTGATTACCCTTATATAGTTGTTACGGGTGCTTCTACTTCAAACACAATAGTAAGGTTGCCAACCGTAGCAAATGCTGGTCTTACGTTTTTTATTTCCAATAATTCAACGTCTAGTACACTTGTTTTACAAGATGGTAGCGGTGGTTCTATTCAGAATGTCCCACCAAAAACAATAGTTCGTGCAACTAATGCTACTACTTATTCTTGGTTTATTACAATTGGTTTTATAAATTCAACAGCTTATTCTGGAATTGAAAGAAATACTTATTTATCAACATCTTCATCGGCAACAGCAATACAACTTACTGATGCTAGTAGTGTTATCCAATACATAACCGGAAGTACAGCACAAGCAATTTATTTGCCATCTCTGGGAGGTATATATTCAGGTCAAAGTTGGACTATTATTAACAAATCAACAGCAGTTATTACTGTTAGTGATTACGCTAATGCAACAACGTTAACAACAATACCGGAAAATTCAAAAGGTATATTTACTTATACAAGTAGCAGTTGGTATTACAACGTAATTCCAATGACAATTGGTGCTGGTAGTGGAACTGTTACTAGCGTTGCTGGAACCGGTACGGTAAGCGGTTTGACGTTAACTGGTACGGTAACTACAACCGGAAACCTAACATTAGGTGGAACACTTGCAGTTACAGCTTCAAATTTTGCAAGTCAAACTGCAAATACGGTACTTATTGCTCCTAATGGTTCTGCTGGAGTTCCTACTTTTAGGGCTATTGTTGCTGCTGACATTCCAACGTTGAATCAAAACACAACTGGAACTTCTGCTAATGTAACGGGTACAGTTGCTATAGCAAATGGTGGAACTGGAGCTACAACTGCTGGAGGAGCGCTAACTAACCTTGGTGCAATTGGAAGTGTAGCTTCTGCTGATGGAAGTATTGTTGTTACTGCAACAGGAACTGCTGTTGATCTTTCTGTATCACCAACTTCTCCTGCATCTGTATTACTTGAACAAGTAAGAAACACTACTGGTGCAACTCTTACAAAAGGCACTGCGGTCTATATTTCTGGTGCTACAGGCCAAATTCCAACTGTCTCTAAAGCCTTGGCTACAAGTGATGCTACTTCGGCACAGACGTTAGGTTTGATTACTAGTGACTTGGCAAACAATTCAAATGGATATGTGACCATCATTGGATTGGTTACAAATCTAAATACATCAGCTTATACGGATGGACAACAGCTTTATCTAAGCCCAACTACAGCAGGAACTTTAACCGCTACTAAGCCTTATGCACCACAGCACTTGGTTTATGTGGCAATTGTTGCCCATGCTCATCCAACACAAGGCAAATTAATTGTTAAAGTGCAAAATGGATATGAGCTAGATGAGTTGCACGATGTATCTGCTCAATCTCCAACCAATGGTCAAACTATTGTTTACAACAGCAGCACAGATTTGTGGGAAAAGAACACTGTATCGCTGACTGCTGGTGTAAATGGAACACTTCCGGTTGCCAACGGAGGTACAGGACAGACTACCGCATCTGCCGCATTTAATGCTTTGTCTCCGGTAACCACTTCTGGCGACTTGATTATTGGTAACGGTACTAATAGCTCAACTCGTTTGGGAATAGGTGCAAACGGATATGTTCTTACCTCTAATGGAACTACGGCAAGTTGGCAATCGGCTGGTAGTGGTTCAGGTACAGTAACATCGGTAGCCGCTAGCGTTCCATCGTTTTTATCCATTAGTGGTTCACCAATAACAACTAGTGGAACTTTAGCAATAGGTTATTCAGGCACAGCCTTACCCATTGCCAATGGAGGTACTAACACTAACGCTACGCCTACTGCTGGTGGGGTTACTTATGGGACAGGAACTGCTTATGCTTTTTCCGGTGTTGGAATTTCAGGACAAGTGCTTACATCAAATGGAGCATCTGCACCAACTTGGACAACAGTTGGTGGATTAGGAACTGTAACGTCTATTACTGCTGGCACAGGATTGACTGGTGGTGTAATCACAACTAATGGTACGATTGCTTTAGATACAACAGCAGTAACTGCTGGAAGTTACACTAATACAAATATTACCGTTGATGCTTATGGACGTATTACGGCAGCAGCTAATGGAAGCAGTGGTGGGATAACAACTGGTAAATCTATTGCAATGGCTCTTATTTTTGGATATTAATTATGGCAAACCCAAATATAGTTAACGTATCAGCCATTTATGGTAATACGACTTATTTAACTCCTAGCGGAACTACTGCGGTTGTGTTATTGCCCAATGCAGCATCATCTGGCGTAGTTAACAAAATAGACAACGTGGTGGCTGCAAACGTAACCGGCACTACTGCAACTGCAACAGTTTCTATTTATACCAATGGTGCGGTAGCCCAAGGTTCTGCACCTTCAGGGGGCACAGCGTACCCCATTATTTCCCAAGTTCCTGTGCCTGCTAATTCTGCTGTTGTAGTTGTAGACAAAAGCACTGCGTTTTATTTGACAGAAGGAACATCAATATCTGTGACTTCAGGTACAGCATCTGCAATTACTTACACGACTTCGTATGAGGCTATCAGCTAATGTCCACTAGGTACAAAGGTTCAATCCTATCTTCTACAGCTGCTGCTTCGTCTAGCGCGGCAGCGTATGGTATTTGGAAACAGTCTGAAGTAGCGCAACTTATTAACACTGCTTGGCCTCCTACTGTTGATCCTTTTTGGTCTAGCGTTTCTATGTTGTTGCAGGGAGATGGGACTAATGGAGCGCAAAACAATACGTTTCTTGATAGCAGCGTTAATAACCTAACTATAACTAGAAACGGTGCAGCTACACAGGGTTCTTTTAACCCATTTAACATTACGGCTCCATATTCAACAAGTGTTAGCAGTGGTTCTATGTATTTTAATGGAACCGGTTATTTAAATGCTGCTAATAACACAGTTTTAAATATGGCTGCTGGTAATTTTACAATAGAGTGTTGGGTATATTTTAATGGTACTCCAGCAAGTGATATGAACATATTTAGCAAAAGAGCCGATTCAGCAACAACTGCGGGTATTGGTCTTGGTTTTGCTTCTGGAACAGTAGTGCCAAATTTGTTAGCTACTGTAAATGGTACTACTTGGGGTGTTAATATTACGTCATCTAGATCAATTTCACTTAATACATGGACTCATGTTGCTGTGACTAGATCAACTAGCACTTGGACAATATGGGTTGGGGGGGTGTCGGGAGGTACTGCTACATTATCTGGGACTGTTCCTACCAATACCGCCGCATTTACCACTGGAGGCAGTGCTGCTGATGGTTCTGCACTATTTAACGGTTATATAAGTAATATGCGCGTTGTAAAAGGAACAGCCCTTTACACAACAACTTTTACACCATCTACTATACCTTTAACTGCGGTAACTAATACATCTTTGTTGCTTTTGTCTACCAATGCAGGTATTTTTGATAGCGCTATAGCAAATGATTTTATTACTGTAGGTACAGCACAAATTTCAACTAGCGTATTTAAATATGGGACTGGTTCAATGTCGTTTAGTGGGACTGGCGCATGGTTAACAGCCCCAGACAAAACAAATTTACAGTTAAGCACAGGAGATTTTACAATAGAAGGTTGGGTATACATAAACACCGCTGGGGCTGCTTATTCTATTATTAGCAAAGGCGCAGCCTCTACTGGTTGGAGTGTTGGTGTAACGTCTGGGAATCTATTGCAATTTGTTTATACCGCTACATCGTTGACCGGAGCCACGGAATTATCTGCGAGTACATGGTACTACTTTGCCGTAGTTCGATCTGGTAGCGGCGCGGGTAATTTAGTAATTTATCTTAACGGAACAGCAGATGCTACAAGTGGTGGCGCGGTAACAGATAACTTTAATCAAACCAATATTTTGTATGTTGGAGCAAGTAGAACAGGCACTACTCCGTTAGCCGGTTACATAGATGATCTGCGTATTACTAAAGGTGTTGCTAGGTACACGGCAAACTTTACATCCCCACAACAAGCATTCCCTAACAGGTAAAAAATATGTTGTACTCAAAACTTGGATCAATTCCCAAAACCGATACAGATGGCACTGACGGCTGGATTGAAGTTGACTATCCTCCAAACCCTGTTGCAGAAGGTTACGAGGTTGTATGGTGGTATCCACCAGGGTGGGTAGTACGTCCAGTACAGCCAGAAGGTAATTGGTCATGGAGCCAATCTGAGCAACAATGGGTAGAAATTATTGAAATTTATGATTAAAGTAACAGATTAAATTATGACTGACTTTACCCGTCTTCGCACTCCGTTTGTAAACATGAGCTTTACACCGGATGTGCCTTCAAACGCACTTGGCCCTAACGAATACAACAGCGGAACAAACGTTGAAGCTGATGTCCGTGGGATCAAGAAGGTTTCGGGTGAGCAGTCTATTCTTTCCGCTATCCCTGGCAACGTAGTATTCATGGATGGTGGATTTAGAAACAACAACGCTTGGGTGTACATTGCTGCTACTCGTGAGGGTAAGTGGTACATGGTTACGTCCTCTGGTATTACAAACATAACACCTGGAGTGGGGGGAAATCCAAACGTTGCACTGTCAGGTTATTCAGATGATGTAAACATTACAACTTCTTGGGTTGGCAATGTGTTTTTCATCAATGATGCTCTTAGAGCGCCAATGTATTTCCTGCCAACAGCAACAGAAATCTATCTGTATGGTGCTGCTCCTGATAACTACGTTTGGAATTACGATATTGGAGTAACGGCAACTCGTGCTGAATTTGTACGCAACTATTGTTCTCCAAACGTGGGAAACATCTTGATTGCTGGAAACATTACAAAAGAATTCAGCAGTGGTCTTACTGTTAACTATCCAACTACCGTTCGTTGGTCACAAGCATTTGCAGGCACGGGAGTTCCTGCGACTTGGATTCCTACTCTTTCTAACGTTGCTAACGAACAAGAAATACCCGTTCGTGGCCCTATTGTTGACGGTTTCTTTTTAGGTGGAAACTTCTACGTTTGTTCTTATTGGGATACGGTTGTTTTCTCTCCTATTGCTTATCAAAACAGCACAGCACCAATTTTTGGCATTCGACTGTTTAACCAAGGTCGTGGGCTAATAAACAACAATTGCTGGTCTAACACAGACTCCAACGTTTATGGTGTTGATAGCAGGGACATCTGGGTATTCAACGGATCAGATTTTTCTCCTCTTGGCAACCAAAAAGTCCGTGATTACTTTTTCAACAACTTGAGTCCAACGTATTCTGACCGTATTTTTATGGTCAACAATACTCAAAAGAATCAAATTGAGATCTACTTTCCCGATTTAACGTCTACTGGATGGTGTAACAAGATGTTGTCGTGGAGGTACGATTTACAGGTCTGGAATGCACCTAGAGACGTGGTTAGTGCCTGTAGTGCTTGCGAGGCTCCAAAGCTTGTTAGCGGGGCTTTCAAGTACGCTTCTAGGACTGTTACCTACGCTAAGGGTGGAACTACGGATTCCCAGCTTATCCAAACCGGTGTTGGAAATTCGTTTAATGGTGTAGCAATTCCTGCTCTATTTGAACGCAATAACGTTACGTTGCAAACGGAAAAAGGTGCTGTTCCATACAGTGCCAAACTGTATATACACAGGTTGCTTCCAGAGATAGCAGGGACAGGTATTGTAAATATTACTACTGGTGGATCTAACTCTACTGCTCAACCGGCTGTTTATGGTCAAACAGGGACTGTTGCTGTAGTTACAGATAATCCTTGGGTAACTAGCCAGCAGAACAACGTAAGAACGGTTTCTGTTAAAGTACAGTCTAATGATGCTACGGATTCTTGGAATCTAACAGCTATTAACTGGCAAGCAACAGTTACTGAGGATGCGTTCTAATGCCTTATGCTCTTGACGGTAATCCTTCGCAATCAGAAATATCTGAAGCGATTAATTACCTATTAAGCAACTTTAGTACAGGCATTACTACCGATCCTAATACAGGTGAGGTTAAAGGCCCAACAGGAAACATTCTTAGTTACCTGTATAAATACATGGCGGTGAAATACGCAGATTCGTTTGACGGGTCTGTAAACTTCAGTAACTCACCAACAAACCGTCAGTATTTTGGCCTTAGAAACAATGACGATGCTTCTGAATCGTCTAACTACACTGATTACATTTGGAATAAAGTAACAGGTGGTTTTGGTACAACCAAGTTTCTTTGGTATGTTTCTACTGGTGGTAGACAAATTCAATTTGCTGTTTCTACATCTGCTCCAGATACAGGATGGTTGATTGACCCAAGTACGTCTATTGACTTGGACGTTGTTACCTCCGGAAACATTCCTGTTATTGCAGAAACGTTTTTCTCTTATTTCACACCAAGCACGTTACAAGTTCCTAGGTCTGGATTGCCGCTAACTCCTAGTTTTACTGGAATTAATGCGGCTTTGTATTCTATTGAAGGAGGCACTGTTGTTCCGTTTACAGATGCCCAAACAGACTCAAACGTTGGTTTTGTAAACAATTCATGGCGTATTGGCAATTCTTCTACCACGGGTAACGGGGATATATCTTATACAAACATAACGGTTGGTAGTCCTACTGATGGCGGTGATTTTGCGATATGGCCTGCACCAACGGCAATGTCGGCAAACCCTGCTTACATAAGTGTTCCAATTCGTTATAAAAACAATCTTGGTGCTGTTACTCAAGCAGCAGTAGCAACTGTTCAGTTTTTGTTTGCAGACCCTGGTGCTACAGGTTTTTCTGGCCCAACAATTGACATTTCAGGATACTCCTCGTTTACCCAAAATGCTGGTGGAGCATTTACTCCAGCTACAGCCACGTTGTCAGCCATAACGACTAACGTTACTAGTCCTACTTACAACTGGTCAATAACAGGCGCGACACCAACATCTTCTACATCATCGTCTGTTGTTATAACGCCTAACTCTTCTGCTACGTCTATAACGGTAGTGTTGACTGTTAACGGGTCAAATCTAACAAGCCCAGGTAGTAAGACAATAGTTATGCCTGTTGTCTACAACGGTGCTGCTGGTACTGCTGGTGCTAATGGTGTGATGTCTGCCTTTCCCACTATTTACCAGTGGACAGGCTCTTCTACCCCTCCTACTAGACCTACTACGACATCGACGTTTACATGGGCTACAGGGGCTTATACGGCTCCTAGTGGGTGGTCTTCGTCTGCTCCTAGCAACACCACTCAAGGCAATTATCTTTGGACTATTACCTATCCTTTAAACGCAAGTGCTACAACCACCACTTCAACGTTGGATTGGACAGACACAGGTAATCCTATTCGAGCTATTGCTTACAACGGAACTGTTGGCCCTACTGGATCATCTGGAGCCAATGGTGCTGCTACGTTTGTAATTACACGGGTTGCAAATGATAGTTCTCCTCCAACCAATTCCGAAGTATCTGCCATTCTTGGAAGAACTCCTGTTGCTGGAGATATATGCACAGTAAGCTACAACAATTTCAATAATGCAGTTGTTTATCGGTACATCACTTCTTGGACGTTATTTACTACTTATATAACCGGAAGTCTAATTGTTCAAAACACAATTACCGGCGATAAGATTGCTGCCAATACTATTACTGGTGACAGGATTGCTGCTAATACTATTACAGCAACGAAAATTGCAGCGGCTACTATTTCCGCTGCAAACATGGCAGCAAATAGTATTACTGCTGCAAATGGAGCAATAGCTGATGCAACAATTACCACGGCAAAGATTGGCGATCTACAAGTAGAAACGTTAAATATTGCAGGTCAAGCTGTAACATTTTCTACAATTGCACAAAACACTACGCAATTAGACATGCCAAATGGAACGCAATGGTATGACTATTTAACAACCCCATACACTTACATAACTGGAACTGGAATTGTAGTAATTCAATGGAATCCAATGTTAATCCTTGGTGGAGGTTTTTCTTTTGGTTACGGAAGAATTTCCATATCACAAGATGGAACTAACTGGACAATTATTGATGAAACATTGCTTGGATACATTGCAATTGATGCAATGGGAGCTTCATTTTGTGGAATTACAAAAACAAATCTTTCTGCTGGAAGTTATTATTTTAAATTGTCATTAATGGGAACTTCTGGTGGAGGAACTCGTTGCGAAAGAGCAAATATTCTTATATCAGAATTTAAAAAATGATTTATTTAATATACAACAATACTGGGCAAATTACTTGCACTGGAAACACACAAGTTTCAAAAGAAGAGTTTTTAAAATTAAATCCATTTTGTCTTTTTGTTAAAGCAGACCAACAGTCTCAATATGTAAATGTTGAAACAAAATCTGTTGTTAATATGCCTGAGAAACCAAATGAATACTGCATATTTAACTATGACACAAAGCAATGGGTTGATCCAAGGACAAATCAAACGCAATGGGTAGTAGTAAAAACTCAACGCAACAAGCTTCTTGCTGAATCTGATTGGACTCAAATGCCTGATGTAAAAATAAGCACCAAAGCGGCATGGGCAACTTATCGTCAGGAATTGCGTGATATAACAACGCAATCTGACCCTTTTAATATTATTTGGCCTTCCAAACCGGAGTAAATTATGGGCGCACCATCAGCACAAGTTCAATCACCTCAGAGTTCATCCTCTGGAAAAGGTGTGGCTTCATCTCAATCGTCTCCTAGCGGCAAGGGTGGTTCTCAAGAATATGCGGCTCCAGAGCAAATGCAAGGATCTCAAGGGGCTTTAACGTTTCCAGGTCAAGGCGGTCAACCAGAGATGGGTATGCCAAACGCATACTCTAATACCATTGACCCAAATATGACTCAAGGTGATGCTGGACAAAACGGTATGTGGGATAATTCATCTAAACCTAGCGGCAAGGGTTCTGCCGATAATTCTGGTTCATCTAGCAAAGGCAAGGGGTAATTATCATGGGAATGGGTAAATCGTCTGGTACTCAGACAAACACTGTTCAGATGACTCCTGAACAAAAAGAAACTATTGCGATACAAAATGCCGCATTAAAGAATACGTTTCTTCCTGCTTACCAAAATACGGTAACCGGTGCAAGAAATATATACGACACTTCTGCTGGTGGGGTAAAAAGTGCTGCTGGTACTGCATCTGATGTAGCTGCCGGTACAGGTGCTTTACAGGGTGCTGTAGGTGCTGGTAGTTTGTTGTCCGGTGTACAAGGTCTTCAATCTTTGTTTGACCCCAATTACGAAAAGAACCAAGTCAATGCTGCACTGCAAGCAGGACGGGAATCTGCTCGTGAATCACAAATGGGACAGAACACTATGTACGGTGGTGCTGGTGGTCTAGGATCGGCTCGTATGGCCTTGGCAGACACCAATCTAGCCGGTCTAAACGCACAACGTCAGGCTACTGCTGCTGCTGGAGCGCAAGCCCAGGTTCAGGCTAACAAAGCTGCTGCTGCTAACCAACTGGCTGCTATCGGTGGTCAAGGGTTAACCGCTGCAAATCAAGCCGCTGCTTCTCGTATTGGATACGCTGGAGCGCCACAAGACCTGTACAGCAAGTACGCTTCTATTGTGTTTGGTACGCCTCAAGCTTCTACCAATCCCAACTATGCTGGTACGCAAGGTGGTACGTCTACTGGCTCCAGCAAAAGCAGCGGTTTTAAAATCTAAGGATTTATTATGGCGACAGCATTTGGCAATGTTGGCATGGGTCAACTTAATCAAGACATGAGTTTTTCTGGAGCTTCTGGAGAAGGTAAAGGTCTTGGTCAATTTTTGCTTGGAGCAGCCTTAACAAGTATGGGTGTTCCACCGCAATTGACTTCTCTTGTTACCAAAGATAAGCCAGTAGTACCACCGAATCCAAATATGCAAAATGCAATGCCTACTGCTGCAATTTCTAATCAAGTAATGCAAAATCCTGAAGATGAAAGAACATCTTTTAGTCAAGCATTTGGTGGTCTGTTTTCTCATCTTCCAACTTTTGGGAAACAATAATCATGGCACTCAATGACGCAGTAGCACCTCCTAGTTTGCAACCATTAGTACCAATGCAAAGTAATGCAATGGCTCCTGTTCCTACTGTTGTGGCTCCAGAGCCTGACATTCGTGATTCTTACATGAAGGCTGTTGATTCCGGTAATCCTGCTGAAATGACTAGAGTTGCACAAAATGCAAAAGGAACTGATGTTCAATTATTGGCAGATACTGCTGTAAAAATCATGGTAGCAAATGACACTAGGCTTAGTCAAATTACTGCTCCTATTATTAAAGCAGGGGGCATTAATGCTCCTGAAGGTCGTATTGCTGCTGCAAAAGTATTTGAAGATCAAGCAGACAAACCACAATGGCTTCGTGCTATTGGTGAAAAGCTTATGGGCAACCCTGATGCTCGTTTGTTTATTACTGGTGGTACTCCTAAAACAATTATTACTTATGACGATCAAGGACGCCAACTTGAAGAAACTCGAAATGAGCTTGGCAAACGTTTAGGCGTAAAAGATGTTGGTACAGGTCAACTTTTGTCTCCAGAAGAATATCAACTTCGAGGGGGTGGTATTGCTGATCGTGAACAATCATTAGGACGAATTGCTCGAAAAACGATGCAAGCTTTTGATGTTGAAGCGTCAAACAAAGCAAATTTTCAAGCATTGGATTATGCTGCTGCTTCTCCTGAATTGGGAAATCTTGCTGCTGAAAACACAGCATTGCACAAACAATTAATGAGTTCTAATCTTGATCCTCAATTAAAGGCTCAAATTGCTTCGTTTAGCTCACGACAAATTGGTGATGCTCAAAGCGTCAACAACGGATTTAATGCTTTAGACCAATACACTAGAAGTCGTGGTGTTGGTATGGATAACCAACAAAAGGCAGTAGCAAAAGCAGCCGCTGAAGCTCTTGGTCTAACCCTTGGTAGCGATGGTTCTATTACTGATTCTAAAAATGTAAAAGTAGATAAATCACGTTTAGACCAACTTCAACTATCTTATAGCTCAAATCGTAATTTTGAGCAAAACTTTACGCAAACCAAACAAGACGCAATTAACTCTGGTTTGTACAAACAAATGACGTTTGAACAGCAAAAAGCTTTTGACCAGATTTTGCTAAACAACAAACGACTTGAGCAAAAAACATCTGAATTAATTGGAAAACATGGAACGCCTTCATTCCTAATTAATCCTGCTAATCCTGGGCCATTTGATGCGTTTTCTCTTGGTGCTGGGCAAAACATCCTTGCTCAATTTAATGCTGCTGCAATGCAAGAATATGCAGGATGGAGAAAACAACAAACAGAGGCTATGAAGGCTTATGGTCAAATTCCTCAAGCTGGCGAACTAGAAAATGCGTTTATTCGTACCAAAAAGTATCAAGATTTAATGCGTACCTTTGAAGGTGAAGCATGGAAAATTAAAAAAGAATTTGAAGGATATGTAAAAGCACCTTCGCTTAATGAATCTTCTGTCGGAGGATTGGCTCCACAAAATATTTCTACTGCCACTGCTCAAAGACCTCCTTCTTCTCCTTCTGCAACAGCAAGAAAAGAGGAAACACTTGATTCCTTGGCTTCTCAATTTAGGAAGAAATAATCATGGCTTTTGATGCTGAAGGTTTTAGAAATGCTGCAAAGGGTAAATACTCTGATGCTGAAATTGAAGCTGTTATTGCTAGAGAAAGTGCTGGCGGTAAGTCAATTACGGAAGAGCCTACTAAGCAAGAAACGCAAGTTGCTCCTGCTTACGATTGGTTAAAGCCTGTTGCTGGAGGTCTTGCTGCTGGTGGTGCTTTGCTTGGTGGTAAAGCAATCTATGACTCATTAAAAGACAAAGTAAAAGCTACTGCTCCAGCAAGGATTGATCCTGGCCTTGACGTTTCCACAAGACCAACAATGGGTGAGCCTTCACTTGATGTGCAAGCGTTGACACCTAGTCAAACTCCTGCGGTTCCTACTATTGAAGAGCTAAAAGCTAAGTTTGGTTTGCCAGCCACATCAGAAGTACCTGTTGCACAACCTATTGTGCAAGCTCCTGTAGAAACAACCCCTGTTGCACAACCTAATGTCCCACAAGCTGCTGTAGCACCTCCTGTTGCTCCAAATGTGGCAGAACAAGCGGCTATTGAAGCATTGACAACCCCTGATGTTGCTCCTGAAGGTGCTGCTCCTCCTCCAGCTAAAAAACCTCGTAAAGTAACTCCTAAAAGTGTTCCTGAAGGAATGACGGAATTAGTTGGTGGTGGCCCTGGTGATCGCTGGTTAGCAAACGAGCATCCTGAATTGCGTAAGTCAATTATTACGATGTTTAATGAAGGCAAGCCTGCTGGCAGTTACGAAAAAGCACAAGAGCTATACAAACAATTTAAAGTTTATCAAGCTGAAAACGTTGCTGGCCCCAGTATTCCTAAAGAAGTGGCAAAAGAACGTGGAATGCCACCTCCTAAAAATTATGGAGCATGGGGTACTAAGATTGCAAAAGGTGCTGGTGTTACCGGTCTTGCTTTGACAGCAGCAGAAATGGCACAAGCAGCAGAAGCAGCCCGTCAAGGAAATTATGGCCCAGCAAGAGAATCTGGTTTTAATTTGCTTGGTATGATACCTGGGATAGGAACCGCTTTTAGTGCTTTAACTTTTTCTAAAGGTGCTGGTGAAACACCAGAAGAACTTCAAAAACTTCAATATATGCAAAAAGTTGGTGGCGGACAAGGATCCCGTGGTATAGCACCTCCAACCCGATAGGAAATATCATGT